GCGGGGCGTACACCCACGGATAGTAGAGGGCACCGTGCTCGAGGTTGGACTCGTTGGCGATGATCGTCTGGGCGAACGACTTTATGTTCGCGATCGTCGCGTTCGATGCTCCGTGCAGGATGGCAATCCTGTTGTACGCATTCCCGTGCGCGAGGAGGCCCGAGTAGACGGTCTGTGATGCCGACTCGGGGCATGCAACCGCCCCTGAGCCGAGGGCATCGTTGAAGAGGTTGAGCGCGGTCACGTAGTTTGCGTCAACGACGTTCGCTCTGTCGTCGCTCCCGGCCGACAGGGCCGCTGCCGCATTCATGACTGCCGGGTTGCTGGTGTCCGCACCGAGCGATGCGACCACGTACTTGCTCGCCTCGGCATGCAGGTTGATTTTGCCAATCGCCTGCTCGCGCGAGGTGCAGTTCCCCGTCGTCGCTATCTGGGCGCCATCCTTCAAAATCTTTACGGCGAAGCTTCCCGACACTGTGCCAGCGATGACCTGGGCGGAGATGGTTGTACTCCATGCCCCGGCTCCGTTGGCGGTGAGAACTATCGTCGCATTGCTGTCGCCATCGTCAAGTTCCAGTGTTCCTTTGGTTGCCGCTGGACCGACGACCCTGGCGATGTGACACTGGGTGCCGCCTTCCTCAAAAAATGCCTCAACCGTGGGGTGAAGCAGGGAGTACGCCTGATACTCGCCGTACACATTCTCGAATTGTTCTAGGCTCGTGCAAAGCCCCGCCGCATCGGACGGACCGCGCTCGGCCAGGCCGACGAAGAACGCCTGTGATGACTCATCGATAAGTGTAACCGATGGTCCAGTGCGGACCGAAGTGTTGATGACTACGCCTGGCATGGTACCTCGCTAAATTTCATCCGTCGTCGGAAGCCCGACTATGCTCTCGTTAGATGATACCCAATTTTCTAGTTCTGGTTCGGCAACTAAATTAGTACTTTGTTGGGCATCGGTATTTGGTGACGGTTCCGCAACTGGCGAATCCTCGCCCTTGCGCTTTCGCTTGACCTTGGACACCCGGGTCGGCTCTGGGCCGCCGCGCGAGATGATGAGCAGCCCCCCGTCTACGTGCAGGGGTATCATCTTGGACAGCGAGGCGGACACGGCATCAATTGCGGCATGGCTGTGGGGTGGCAACCTGTGCCCCTCCTCGGTCAATGTCAGCCAGTGCTGCGACTTGTTCGTGAGTATGACGGCATCCTGGAAGCCAGGATCCTCGTCCCTGCTGGACAAAAATTTGAACATACTACAATAATAGACTAATCAACGACAATTTCGTTGGTGTAGCCGTTTTCGTCGAATGTCTGGCCGGGTCCCTTGGATTGGTACTGAATCTTTATCTCGGATATGTCGGACATGTCCTCCCTGTGGACCACCTCGTCTATGGCGAGGTTGTAGGAGACGTAGGCGCCGGCGAGCATCCTGTCGCCCTTGAGCAGGGTCACGTCGGAGAATTCCTCCCGCATGCTGGTCTGGTCTATCTGCGCCCTGAACGACTGCCTCGGGTCGGATGCCTCAAGGCACGGCGCATCAAGGAGCGCCGACCTCAGGACGACCGTGAGCCTGTCCCTCATTACCGTCGTCTCCTCCGACCCCTCGGTGCGCGTCCAGACGTACGACCTCATTGAGTACAGCACGCGGTAGAGCGGGTGCGCCCCGTCCCACCCGATTTGCTCAAAGGAATTGGTCGATATGGCGACTGTTATCAGGGTCGGCCAGTGATCGAGAGCAATCGGCTCGTAGGCGAGGTACTCGTCGGGGTCGGGCAGGTCGGCATTGCTTATCCCCCATCCATTCCTGTACTTGACCAGCCGCTTCGGAATCTCCCGCTTCAGGTACTCATTGACGTATTCCTTGGCGAACTGCGGCCCGTGCATCAGATACTGGGTCACGGCATTGACTCCATAACGGATCGTATCTCACCGTGGCATATGTAGGTGGCGGCGGTCTCGCCGAACTTCTTCGCGAACCCGACCGGCTCGTAGACGACCTTGCGCTTCGGCATCCTCGTCGTTCCGTACTGGTGGAATTTCGCGTACTCGACGCTGGTTCCGAACGTCGCGTCCATCAAATCGATTTTGTTCGGCGGGCCGTTGAGCGACGAGAGGCTCCTGAACAGCCTGCCCGTGCGTATCATCGTCCCCCCCCAGCCGCCGTGCGCCTTTTTCCATGCGGCGTACTGCGGGTCGAGCGATGACCACCCGCCGGAGGGCAGGCCGCCCTGCCTGAAGTTCTCCTCGTTGGCGAACCTGAGCCACACTCGCGCGCGTCGGAATATGGGGCGCATGTCGTTCGCCCGCTTCTTCATCATCACCATGCGAAGGATGGCCTTCTTCGCGTCGACCTTGATTTCCAATTTGTCAGCCATCAGCCGTACCGGTTCTTGCGATACCTCTTCAGCGACATTAGTTCCGTCTCCAGGAATCCAGTCTGCATCGGTGCGACGTTTCGCGGCTCCAGGTCCTTTACGCCGACGACGTCGTCGTGCATGTTCTGCATCTCGCGCGTTGCGGCGCGCAGTATCAGCAACTTGATTGACGGTATGGTTGCGCCATTCAGCCCGCCCTGGTACGTGACCGTCACCAGGTCGTCGGCGTATGCCGGGAAGACATCCACGCCGAACCTCCTCACGATGTAATCCTGCTCGACGACGAGCGTCCTCTCTGTCCCCATCAGCGGCTTCAGCTTGACCTCCGAAACGCTGACGACTGGTGTGTTCAGTAGGTACACGGTTTTCGGTGGGTCAAGGTACGTCGTGTTGTTCACCTGGCTTCCGAAGAGCGAGTTCCCCGAGGGGTTTGTATTGACGAAGGACGAGCTCATTGGCACCCCAGTGTGGGTGCTCGGGATTCGGTGCACCTCGGTCGATGCGACGACCTCAACGGGTCTGCGCAGGAACAACTCGATCTCGCTCTGTAGACCAGCGAGTACCATCTCCGCAGCATCGACCTGCCTGTTGGTCAGGCTAATGTCCATGTAGGTCTTGAGGTCAGCGACCGTCGCTATCGGCATCGGCTTTACCTGCCGAGGGCGGCCGCCCTGCGAGCGCGCGCCCTTCTTCTCTCGTTGAGTTCCTCGCGCGTCTGCCTGCGCGCGTACTCGAGCACCCTCGCCGGGTTGCGCTCTCTGTTGCGACCGAACGCGAAGCCGAGGACCCTACCGATTCGCCTCGGGATGCTGATGTCTTCGTCGCCTGCTTCGGGTACGAGTGCTTGCGGCATGCTTCCTCCGTCTGATGAATCTGACGGTTGTTATTTTATCACTAGCCCGCTATCTGTCGTCGTTCGGCGGGGCCTCTATGGTCGGCTCGTCCACCTTCGCCGACGACTCGATCGGCACCCACGCGCGGGAGTAGAGGTGGTCCTTTATCGCCCGGTGCTTGATTATCGTCCCATCCACCAGCAGGTCGAATTCGTCGGCCGAGAGGTTGAGGGCCAGCATGAGCTCCTCCTCGCTCGCCGAGCCGGAGATGATGAGGCGCCTGATTGCCGACGAGAGCTTCTTTGACATCACTGACCCCCTGCCCCTGTTCATCTGCACGTGGAGGATTATCGCCTCGGCCTCGGTACAGTCAACCACGGACACGGGCACCGTCGCTCCGACGGCATCCCTGACCTGCTGGTTGTTCATGGACAGCAGGCATCGTTCGTGCCCATCAATGATGGTCAGCCCGTCCATCCTCGCCACTATCGGCGAAAGAATTCCGTGCCTACACAGCGAGCGAGCCAGCACCGCAATGTCTGGGGAGAGCGTGTAGGTCGTGCGCCACGACGCCAATGCGAGACTGCTCGGGTTCAAATGCGATATTTCATTCATTGGTTTCCCTCTGGTTCTTTATCATTCTGCCAGCCTTCGTGCCTGGGCCAGCGGGGTTTGCGGATGTCACATGGATTGAGTTGAGCAACAGCGTCCTCACTAGCCAGTGGGTCGGGTACGAGTCGGGGTCGTGTGCCATCTTCTTCTTGAAGGTCGAGACGTATCTTCTCGCTGCGGTCTGCATCGTCTTGCCAATCATGAAGTCAGATATGAACTGGCTTACGCCATCTAGGCCGTTCTGTGAATATGTCTCGACAATCCTGTCCGCGTCGAAATCCTTGCCGAGGCGCCTCTGTGCATCGATGCGCGGAAAGACCCTGACGAGCTGGTCGTAGAACTCCGGCTCGGTGGCGATTACATCGCCCAGCCTGCGTATGGCTATCGAGTGCAGGGGAATCCCAACCCTCGTGTTTGAACCAGTCATTTCGGCGGCATCGTAATACTCGGAGTACTCGCCGCCAGATTCGTGGATGAACTTGAACACATCGCTCGTCTGCCAGTCGTAGATGACCTTGGCGAATTTTAGCGGCAAGCCGCGCTTGACCCCGAACGGGGTGACTATGTAGTTCTCGTGGAGTTTCTGCACGCATGATCGGTAGCGAATCATTGACTCGTTCGCACGCACGCCAGTGATGAATGCGGTCCTTCCCTTCTTGCCCTGCATCGTGTAGTAGTCGATGGTTTCCTTCAGCGGCTCGTCGTGGGTTAGGCCGAAGTTCCTCGCGCTAATCGCGAATTCCGGCATCGGCCTGACGAGCCTGCCCTCGCGCTCGCGCTTACCGCTCCACAGGAGCGCCGTCTCGCGCCTGCCGAGAATCCATATCTCGGCGCCGTACGGGAGGCAGTACCACTCCATGTTTACCCACGGGTAATCGCGCACCCTCATCACATGGTCAATGACCATCGGGCTGACCATCTCCTCGTCGCGGAATATGACCTTCACTGGCCCGAGGTCGCGCTCCTCGTGTATCTCCCTTGCGAGGTGGAGTATCGCCGTGGAATCCTTGCCCCCCGAGAACTGGATACAGACCGTGTCAAAGGTGTCGTACACATGGCGCACCCGCGCCCTCGCCGCATCCACGCACGATGTGTCGAGGAACAGCCGTTGTCGCGGCATTAGAAGTCGGTGCGTGCTTCCAGATAGTTGAGGAGTTTCTCGGCCGTGGTGCTCCCGTTGACTTCGGGGTTGGAGCGCAGCCACTTCACGAAGTCGTACCACTTGCTCTGTTGCTCGACGCTGTCGAAGACGATTGTGTACTGCACCACCGCGTTCGGCTTCTTCAATCCCGGTATGGCGGTGCTGCCGAGGGCGGCGATGTTCAGTTCGTCTCCTCTGGGAACGACCAGTGTGCTTTGGGTTTGGTCAACCATCACCGGGGGTACGAATTCGCTCGACGTGAGTATCTCGCTCTCGGCATTCAGGATTGCATTCTCTATTGATGCCACGTCAAACTCGTCTATGCCGAGCCCGGTCATCAGTTCCGAGTATTCCCCGCCCACCTCGCCAATCATCTGCATCAGGAGATCCTCGTCGTACCCGCCGAGGTCGGAC